TGTAACCAGAGGAAGAGAGATGAACGTGTTCTGCTTGGAGTCTTTAAGCTCCAAGCTAATGTTTTTATTATCTTTCTCTTTCTCTATCTCTATCTCTTTCTCTTTCTCTATCTCTCCGTTACAGATTTGTTTCACTTCGTTACAGCCCGTTACATCAGTGTTACATTGTAACGCTTCTTTGCTTCTATATTTCCTTACACGAGCTGCGCTTGTACTCTCAGAACCCGTCATTTTAGCGCATTCTGACAGTGAATATTCGGTTTCGTCAATCAGCTGCATGAGGTCCTGCTGAATCAAAAACATAACCGTCACTCTTACATTTTCAACTTCTTCGTCCAGGTCCAGGGCAAGCTCGTCATAGAATGTTGCTTCTACTCCCTCGAAGTAAAGTCTTCCATCCTGTTTCATCGCCACAAGAAGCATTTTCAGGTAAATAATTGTGTAGGTGTCTCCTCCGGCAATCTTCCGAAGTTTTTTGATAGCCTTCTGACGGAAAAATCCGTCAGGAAGCTTTAACCAATAATATCTTTTCGCCATAAGTTCCTCCGCTTAGTAGATTACTTTTGAGCCATCATCTGTTTTAATTACTGTCACAGCCTGGCCAAATCTCGCTTTCATGGCATCGTCATGAGTGATTGCCATAATCTTCACATCGGAATACCGATCACGGATCGTCTCAAGGGCATCTACATAAGCCTGTGCGCCCTCATCATCAAGGAATGGTGGTTCATCAATAAAGAGCATTCCAAGCTGTATTCCTGCCGCTGTTGCCTTGATCTCGGACAGTGCAAGGATAACGGCAAGAGAAGCTTTTACCTTCTCGCCTCCGCTCTTGGAAGCATATGGAAGAGTTGTCTTGCCATATTCGTTGATCAGAACATCCAGCGTTGCCTTGTCTCCGTCCTTTCCTTTGACGGTGCGCTCCATCACAAATTCCACTCCCATCGTTCCACCAGTCATCTGGCCAAGAATATTGTTCGTAGTATCTGTGATATGAGGAATGATGTTCCTGATGATCTGATGTGGAACTCCGTCCTGTGAAAAAGCCTGCTTTAATGCTTCGTAACAGTCCGCTCTGCCGGCAGCTACAGCAATTCCATTATTCAGCATGGAGATTTCGTCTCGCATGGTATCGATATTTTCCAGACGTTCAAGGAGTACTCCCTTCTGGATCTGCAGTTCTCCAAGAGTTTCCTTGTTACTGCGAATCTGCCTGTCTGTTTCTTCTACCATATCTGTCGAAAATGTTTCCTTCATTTTTTCTATCATGGTATCCATACCAGTCAGCTGAGAAGAGAGAATGAATTTTCTGTCAGTAAGTTTTTCCATCTCTTTTTCCATGCTCTCAATCCTTTCAAGAACATGCTGCTTTCTTTCTTCGTAAACAGGAAGTTCTTTTTCCTGTTCTACATAAGTCTGTAGGTGAGCCATCTGCTGTTTGATCTGTTCCTGTCTGTCAACTGATTCCGACAATTTATTAACTGTTTCCGTTATCTCAGAGGCCTTTGATTTGACCTGTAGCAGATTCTCCTCGCACTGCCCTATATTTTTATCGTTCGATTCCTTTTCGGCCTCTAAACGGGCAATTTCGAGTTTGTTTTGCTCCGCATCTTTCTTTATGCGTTCATATTTTGCAAGTCCATTCACCTGTATGAGCAACAACTTCAGCTGATCTGGATTGTATCCGATCTCCCAAATTTTCTTTTGTTTCTCCGCTACCTTCTTGTTCATTTCAGATGTCAGCGTTTCGATTTCTTTTTCAAACTTCTGCAAGCAGCCCCGTTCAACAGGAAGGTTTTTGACATCATCAACTGCTTTTGCAAGAAATCGGCAACTTGCATTTTCGATATCCGGACATCCGGAATTTTTCATAAATTCTTCCTGCTGTTTTATTTCCCTGAGCCTTGTCTGGTGATAATCACGTTTATTTTTTGCATCTGATATCTGCTGCGAATATGATGATCTGATTTGCTGCAGTTCGTGATCTGCAACAGATGCACGGTATCTCTTTTCCTGCTGGCTATCAAGTTCCTCTTTTTTGCGATTCAATTCTTCAAGTTTGTATTCCAGAACAGTCGGAACGTTGGAACTCAGCAGAGAAATCTGAGAATCTATCTGCTCATTTCTGAGCTTGCTCTTTGTAATAATCCTCTGGTAACGGTCAGCCTCTTCGGTGTAACCGTTCAATGTCTCTTTGGCATTTTTGTATTTAATAACGTCCTTTTCTACGCCAGAAAGCTGCAAAGATAATTCTGAATGCTGTTTTGCTTTTTCCCGTATCACATCCGCCATTTCCAAAAGGTTATTGCACGCTGTCAGCGTCTGCTTTGAATATTCCAGGTCATGTTCCATGGCACTGCATTCCTTGGAGCATTCTTTTAATTCACTTCTCGCTTTTTCGCTTTCTTTCTCTGCCTCAGATATTTTTTCCTGACGTTCGAGCAGTTTTCTTCTGGATTCATCCAGATTTTCAAGTTCTTCCTGCTTTTTATGAATATCTTTTTCTACTGTATCCAGTTCTTCCTCTGGATTTCCCTGAGCCTTAATGAAGTCAGTCTTGATCCGAACGGCTTCTTTTTTAGAAGCAAGCTCCTTTCTTGCATCCGCAAGCTTCTTTCTGGCATCCAGTTCCATTACTCCATAGATTCCAAGCCCGAGCAGATTTCCAAGGATAGCGATACGTTCATCTTTCTTCGCCTGTAAGAATAATCCATACTGGTCCTGCATGATCAATGCGCAGCTGCGAAATGTCATGCTGTCCATGCCAAGAAGCTTCTCGATTTCAGCCTGTGTGTCAACGATTCTTTCCTTGGACAGATTCATCCAGTCAGCACTTTCTTCCTGATACTGTGACAAGTTCAGAGTTGGTTTTCCGGATTTTGTTCTGGTGCGAACTACCCGGAATCGTTTCTCTCCGATGTCGAAAATAAATTCTATGGAACCGCTTCTTGCATCCTCTGTACCTCGGATCCACGCCTTGCAGTCTCCCTCACGGGTTTCTTCAAACAGGCAATCCACAATAGCATCCATGAAAAGGCTGCTCTTTCCTGCACCGTTTACTCCATTGATCGTGCAAAATGAAATGTCTGAAAAATCAAAACTTTCTTCCTTGTAGTTTCTGTAATTCCTTACCGAAATAGATACCGGCTTAAACACACCGTGAATCTCTGCAGTGGTACTCTGTTTCATGGCTTCTGCTATGATTGGCTCGGCAAGCTCCACGATTTTGTCTGGATTCTTAAATGTCTTTTCCTCCAACCATTTTTTCAGATTCAACCTTGGGTCGCTTTCCTCCGAGAGAAGCCCGCGGTTCGTGATGTCAATGGTGCTTTCTGCTTCAATATCTGCCACATAGAATGCGCCAAGCTCATACAGGTTCTTTTGCAGTAGCGGAATGTTGAGCGCCTTTTTCTGCTCAGATGTGCAGGAATACCGCACCCGGACTATCTTATCCGTCACATCTTCTGAAATGCCTGTTCTGTGAAGATACATAGCTCCTTCACGGATATAGTCGCCAACTTCATCAGGATCCCAGGTGATAGTGTGGAACTGTCTGTATGGAGTAGTGCATTTATATCCTTTTACCAGAGTGCCTTTCTCATTAAATTCATGAATCCAGAATCCACGATCCTGTCCTTCATCATTAAAATTCATTGCATTGATCGCTCCGGAATAGAATACATTGTCAAATCCTTCAATGATTTGCGGGCGATGGATATGACCAAGAAGCACCGCCTCATATCTTGCGGCCATTAAAGCTTCTCTTGGAATGACCGGCTCAAAGTTTGTGAAGAAGGAGGTCTGCCCTGATTCCATGTTGCAACCAGGAACCGTATAATGTGCCATGAGAATCGGTATCTTTTCGCACTCTGCTCTCAATGCAAAAACCATATCTGAAATATATTTCGTCCATGCAAGATTTTCTTCGTCTGCAGATAAACCAGGGAATTTTGCTCTGAACTCCTGTTTGTCAAATCCCGGCAGGCAGGCAATGTCTGCCCATGGAGTCTTTATTACTCCTGGTTCTGTAACAACATCTACATTTCTAATATTAAGCAGCATCCGTTCAAGAACTCTAAACTGAGCAGCTCCATCGTGATTTGGAGTGCCTCGCATCACGATCACATACTTCGAAAAATGTGCTAATGATGTAATGATGTTCGTTGCCGTAATCATTTCGTCTGAATACCTCACGGGGCCAACCTGTTCCTGATGAAAGATATCTCCTGATACACAAACGATATCCGGTTTCTCTTCTATAGCTACCTGTACCATATATTCCAAACATTTTACTGTATCCTGTGAACGGAGATTCACTCCGTCCACCACAGGACCTTTGAACTGGCCAATATGCCAATCAGCTGTATGTAATATTTTCATCTGCGTCCGCCTCCTCTCTGACATTTAATGCAAAGTGGCTCTCCGAATTTATTGATTGAATATTCATAAACTCTTTCATTTATGACCTCACCGCATCTGGAACACTGGAAATCCATTGATCGGTCTGGTTCGGGCTCTGATTCTGACTCCGGCTCAGGAACAACGTCCGGCTCCTGCATCGGTGGATAATCATCTTCAGTTTCTGTATCCGAAGCGTACGCCGGATTATCCAGATCGGCAGGATCAAATGTATTGTTCTCCGTATCGAAATCAACTCTTTTGATGCCGATCTGCGGCGTTCCGAACATATTGTTTACAGAATTCATTCCCTGTGTCAGCATTGCCTGTCTGACCTGCGGATCCGAGAAATCCGGTGAAAAGATAACCGTAGGAATAGCAAAATTTCTCTGGAGTTCTGCTCTTGTATATGTCCCCTTTACGCCAAGCAATGCTCTAATGACACGAAGCTTTGCTCCAGTCATTGCTTTTTCAGCCCAGGTCTTTTTCAGAAGTGCCATGTTTACCATAATGGAACGTTCAATATATCGTTCCCGATCCTCTTTGGCAATCACAAATGCCTGGCATTTCTTTCCCCATTTATTCTTTGATTCCACCCACTGGCCTGCATAAATCTCAGCAGCTGCCTTTGCCTGTTTTTCGTCAACAATACCTTTGGCAGCTTTGTCGGAAAACTCAATGCGGTATTTATCTTCCTCGTCCTCGAGGCAGATTACTTTCTGATCTGTTTCGGTTCTGGCTGTTCCATCGGCTTTCCGCATGGCCCCCTGTGCCTGCGCCCGGTATGTGACCCGGTCGATACGCTCGCCATATGTTTCCTTTGGATTGAACTGGATTCCGGCCGCCATTGCCATCTTATTCAATAATGGCTTTGACAGGGAGTACACATCTTCCCAGATGTCTTTTCCTCTCTCATCCTGCTTACCTGTCTTAACTGAACCAACCTTGAAAATATCTCCGCTGTTCTCACCCAGATCGACTGGAACCTCTTCTACATGGAATTTGTAGAATGGATTGAGCTGCACGTCCGTTGCTGTAGGAACCAGCAGATTGTAATTTTTGTATGCCGTGATAACTTCCGGCAAGCTTCCTAAAACCTCTTTCATCTACTTGATAACCTCCTATTTTTGTGATAAAATGACGATGACTTTAAAAACAAAGGGTCGATAACCTGTTTTTAAAAGTTCTGACTGGTCTTGGATAGGATCGTGGGTGCCGTCTACACTCCGCTTTCCCCTTATTATCCAAGACCTTTTTAATGTTCATCACCTCCTATAAACCAATTCAGAAACCCAAACAGTGCGATGCCGAATATTCCAACAAAAACTATTTCTGAGCCAATTTCATGGCTTCCTCTTTCGAGATAAAGCTTATTTGAAAGCATATTGTAAAGAATCGTGCTTGCCAGGACTGGAAGTGCATACTTCAAAGCTCTTGCAATAAAAAGGATTCTCTTTCTCGCTTTCTCTTTCTTTTTGCGGATGTAGTATTTCTCATATTCTGCCTCATTGAATTTTCGCACCACGGACAGATATACCCTTGTTTTGGAATCTTCTGTGATATACTTATATTCCATGTCTTTGCACATATCTGGCACCTTGCATACATTCATTTCCTTGCCTCCTTGTCAATGAGAATCAATTCCTTTGCGATAACGCTCTGCAATGCCATTCTGTCCATTTCGTGCCAGCTGATCGGCACCGGGCTGTTGTCCATTGCATTCAGGATCCGCTCTGCGGCCTGATGATATTTTTCAAGATCTTTTGCTGTCAGCATCTTTCCCTCCTATACTGCCAGGCGAAGCTGGCCATTTTTTTCTTCTTTCATCATCTTTTCAACAAATGCAGTTGCTTTTTCTTTTCTTTCCATTTCGATCAGGCGTTCTTCATGGCAACTGCACTGTTCTCCCGGATCCAGATACGCTCCGCAATCCGGGCAGATTCTATAAAAAGCCATCGTATCCACCCCTTTCATTCAATCATATATAATTTGTTAAATGCCTTTTTGGGTATTTTCCCTGACGGATACCCCTTGGCAAGCTGTCCATCGGCTATCAGGTCCGATCTAAGGGAACGTATCATGCGATATGCCGTATCCCTGCTCACACCCATCATTTCTCTGACCTCAGCGGCTGTATAGTAAGAACGTTCCGCAGATGTAAGTTTTTTGATTACACCGTTTGCATTTTCCATACCAAGCACCTCATTCCAGATTTCTCTCAATCCAATTTTTCAGATTCTGCGTGATCCCATTTACTTCGTCTAATGTCTGAATGATTTTTTTTAGTTCCGGTTTTTCCTCTTCTGAGATAATTCCGTCTGCCGTAATATCAAGAAGTGATTCCTTTGCCTCGTTTATCTTCTTTAAAGAAGAAAGCATTCTCAGGCTGATTCTATCCAGTCCTGCATTCTCGATCTTCGGCATGTTCTTTCCAAGCGGGCACATCTCCCGGCAATAATTTCCTTTCAATTCTGGTGCCTTATAGCAGTCAGCCATCAAAAGGACCTCTTCCTGATATGGTATTGTGCTCCCAAGTTCGATTCTGGCTAGCCTTGTACGATCAATTCCTATTTCTTCCGCAGCGCCTTCTCTGCTGCTCAGACGCTCATTTGACTTTGCCGCCTCATATCGTGCCTGGCAAAACATATTAGCCGCTGCTTTCGTAGCAAATTTCGACATTTTTCTCTCCTTCTATAAGCTGTATAATCAAGTTATGGTAATTAAATTGTGTACTCTGTATCGATATCCAGAGCCTTGCTGATTTTTTCAGCAAGTGCAGGTGCATACATTCTTCCATTTATGGTGGTTGTCACGTAGTTCCTGCACATCCCAACTTCACCGCACAATTCCGTGACAGACATATCTCTGTCGATTAAGGTTTTCTTTACTTCTTTGCACCATGGCGACAGTTTTCGCTTCAAAATATCACCTCCGTTTTCAACAAATGTTTATTACATTTGTTGTTTACATTTGTTTGCGATTGCATTAAAATAATCAGAAAGGAGTTATCATGGATAATTGGATTGATAATCTCAGAAGAATTGGGCTTAAACGTTATGGTGACGAAAACCGCCGGATTCTATTTGAATTATTAAGAAACGGCGTTCCTGCCGGAAACACTGTTATGTCGGAAGCATCTGCTGAGGCTCTTATCATTGCTGTGGCGGCCATGATTGAAGAAAACAATAAAGCATTGCTCTCCGATTTATCGATGTAACTCTCTCTTTTTTTGTTTTGCATTAAACATTTGTTTATTACATTTTTAATATTAATCCCAATTTGTGAATTTGTCAACCATATTTTTCACATTTTGGGATTTTGGAGAATTGTATGATCACTCAGCGTATTTTATCACTGCTTGAAGAAAAGTCTTTGACAGCCACTGATTTATGTCGGGCTATCGGAATAAACACAAGCACTATGACCAACTGGAAGAACCGAGGGACTGATCCGCCCGCAAAAATGATAATCCCAATTTGTGAATTTTTAGGCGTGTCTAGCGACTATTTACTTACGGGCAAAGAAAGAAACTCAAAGCAAAACATTCTCTCTGAGGACTCCGAATGGTTAGCATTGATTCACCAACTTCCGCATGATGCGCAGTTGGAATTTCGAGGTGAATTGAAGGGGTACATAAAATGTTTAAAACGGCAGGAAACAGATACTGCCGAACCTCTTAAGAAAGCAAAATAATAAGCTTCGAGTGGTACCGAAGCAAAAGGGGGAAATGGTCATGAAAAGGAAAGTTATTGTGCTATTATGTGCTTGTTCACTGATTTTATCTCCGGCTCAGTTCATTTACGCTCAAGCTCAGCAACAGGAGCAAAATTCATTAGAATTAGATGGACAGAAATTTACAAATGAAGATGCGCTATGGGAATACTTGGAAAAGACATATCCCACCGTCACGAGCACAGATATTGAATCAGGAGATTATACAGGGAAATATGCAATTATTACTTCAATCGCTCGCAACGTAGACGTCCAGCCGACTATTGATTATGTCACTTGTGATATGTACTTTCACTCCAGAGACGAAAAATATGTTTTGGATGGATTATGGTGTACTTTTTATGATGATGAAGATATGAAAAAAAATGGATGTGTTAGCGGCGCTGATTATTTGGCGTCTATGAAAAACGATGATGTAGTTGAAGCTTGCTACTATATTAATTCGGATAACTCTTATGGTGCAATGAATATGTTAGCTATTCGTAAAATCGGTGAAAATGATGGATCTGCAGAATTAAGCGAAAAACTTCAGGTTTGTTTTTATCCCAGTGTTCCGAATGACAAAACTGGCAGATGGCGGCTTGCAACAACTTCAACTACTACTCCCATTGTAGGCTATGCCTTGAACTACTATAAGGACTATTTTAAATCCGATGACGAAATACATGGTATTGTCAATAAAGAACTTGATCAAACTTACAGTCTTTCTATTGTTGCAGGACAATTGTATGTCGTTACTCATAAATATTTAGAGGAAGAAGAAAAAGATGCCTCTTTGCTTTTCGGTGGCGATGTTATTTCTCAGATATATATCGATCCTGATACAGGTATTGTTACTGTTGCTTAATTTAGAGGTTGCTTATGACAATTGGTGAACGAATAAAAGAATTGCGGGCTGAGGCTAATCTGCGTCAGTCCGAACTTGGAAAAGCAATAGGTTTTTCTGGCCAAGTAGTATCGAATGTCGAAAGAGGTTACTCTTTCCCGTCAACAGAATTTGTTAATCGCAGTGCTGCATGCTTCGGTGTGCCAGCAGATTACATTCTTGGCCGGACTACTTCAAGATATGCTGTTGCGGATCCGAAAGAAGTTTCCGCAGTGCAAGCAAGAACAAAAGCCCGTTTGGCTCAGTTGCAGATGAGCCTTCCGGACCTGATCAAAAAATCAACGCTGACAGAGGAAACCTGCTGTGACATTCTGGCCGGAAAGACTGTTCCTGGAGTAGATGCCACTGCAAGCCTGTCAAAAGCCCTCGACACCTCTATGGATTACCTTGTGGGTAATTCTGAATACAGCTGTGCCATTGCTTCAGAAGACGAACAGGATATCATCCTGCGGTACCGTCAGTTATCCAAGAAGGGAAAACGTATCTTTTTGGGAATGATGGAGAAGATGGAAGAAGAAAAAACAGAATAGTATATTTAACTGGGGAACCGTTGGGGTGTTATGTCAGCCGCCGGACACTTTTGTGAAAGGAGGCTGGTGCTGATGGTTACATATGGTGATTTATTTACTTTTGTAATTATGCTTTGTGCAGTTGTAACTCTTGTTATCAATTTAATGCATAAAAAATAGCGCCCTCGTCCTGGTAAGATAAGGCGCTATTTTTAGCTATTGTTTTATCCGGCGGTCAGGTGTACGCTGACCAACGGCTCTCTTGTTAAGTACATTATATCTATATTCAACATTTTTGTCAAACATTTGTTGATTACATTTGTTTGACACATTTGTTTAATAATGGAGGATTCAGATGCCGGCTTATAAGTATTTCACCAAAGATGGAAAGACAAAATGGTATGCCAATTTTTACTATGAAGATTGGCTTGGCAAGCGCCAACATAAATGTAAAAGAGGTTTCTCTACCAAAAAAGAGGCTGTAGAATGGGAACGTGACTTTCTGGCACAAGGCGCAAAGGATCCAGATATCCTGTTTTCTGCTCTGATCAAGAACTATATGCAAGACTGCAGCTCCCGGCTGAAGCTGACCACTCTGGAAAATAAACAATATCTGATTGATATGAAACTGCTGCCATTCTTTAAAGATATGAAGATCGGTGACATTACTCCGATCGTAATCCATCGATGGCAAGATGCCATGATTAATTACAGGGACGAAAAGGGGAACCCTTATTCTCAGACGTATCTGAAGACTATCAATAATCAGCTGTCCGCTATCATGAATTATGCCGTCAAATACTATAAGCTCAGAAGCAATCCGTGCCTTGCGGCCGGTGCGATCGGGAAAAGCAGTGCAGATGAAATGAACATCTGGACCAGAGAGCAATTTGACTACTTCCTTACCTTTGAAAAGAAAAGTGCGTACCGGATGGCGTTCAGCCTCATGTTCTATGGAGGACTCCGATCTGCAGAAGTTCTGGCTATTACTCCGGCGGATATCCTGCCGGACTGCTCCATATCAATTAACAAGAACTTTGTGGTTATAAAAGGCGAGCAATACTTCCAGACACCCAAAACCGAAAAGAGCAAACGTGTCGTGAACATTCCGCAATCTCTGTATAAAGAGCTTCAGGATTATGTTGCCAGCATGGCTATAGAACCAGATGAGCGCATCTTCTATTTTCAGAAATCCGGTATGCGGTCAGAATTTAAACGTGCAACTGCCAGATCTGGTCTTCCGGAGATCAGGATCCATGATCTTCGCCATTCCCACGCAAGTATGCTGATTGACATGAAGTTTTCTATCAAAGAGATTTCGGACCGGCTTGGACATGAATCACCGGAAACAACCTGGAAAGTTTATGCTCATTTGTATCCAGGAAAAGACAGGAAGCTTGCTGACGCTCTCAATGAAGTAAGAGCCACAAATGATAATGCAGAAGATAAAAACGTATGAAACGTACAGTATCATATAATAACAAAAAATCCCCAAAAATAAGACACTTTCTCCCCATTAACATCACCGTAGCATCACGGGCAAAAATAAAATCCCGGAAACCCTTGTAAATAAAGGATTTCTGGGATTTTGCTCATTATTCAAACTCGATCGTTCCCGGTGGCTTACTGGTCAGATCATAGAATACGCGGTTTACACCCTTAACTTCATTGATGATACGGTTCATTACCTTATTCAGCACTGCATATGGAATCTCTGCGGACTCTGCTGTCATGAAGTCGATAGTCTTGACTGCACGAAGTGCAACTGCATAATCATAAGTTCTGAAGTCGCCCATAACCCCTACACTTCGCATGTTGGTAAGCGCTGCGAAGTACTGGTTCGGCATCCAGGATGGTTCTTCTCCATGTTCTTTCTTGTAGTCGGCGGCTGCTTTGTCGACTTCTTCACGATAGATGAAATCTGCATCCTGTACGATGCGTACTTTTTCTTCGGTCACTTCTCCGATAATACGGATACCAAGTCCCGGTCCCGGGAATGGCTGACGGAATACCAGTCTTTCCGGAATTCCAAGCTCCAGACCGGCTTTACGGACTTCATCTTTGAAAAGATCACGAAGTGGCTCAATGATTTCTTTGAAATCTACGAAATCCGGAAGACCACCTACGTTGTGATGGGATTTGATCACTGCAGATTCTCCGCCAAGACCACTCTCTACAACGTCAGGATAAATAGTTCCCTGTGCAAGGAAATCCACTGCTCCAATCTTCTTTGCCTCTTCTTCGAAAATTCGGATGAATTCTTCACCGATGATCTTACGTTTTGCTTCCGGCTCTGTTACACCGGCAAGTTTATCATAGTATCTCTGCTGCGCATTGACACGGATGAAATTCAAATCGAACTGTCCGTTTGGTCCGAATACGCCTTCCACTTCATCACCTTCGTCTTTGCGGAGAAGGCCATGATCTACAAATACGCAGGTAAGCTGCTTTCCGATTGCTCTGGAAAGTAGACCTGCTGCAACAGAAGAATCAACTCCACCGGACAGGGCAAGAAGTACTTTGCCATCGCCAACTTTTTCGCGGATTTCCTTAATCGTATGCTCAACAAAAGCATCCATCTTCCAGTCACCGGCACATCCACATACACCCAGTACGAAGTTGGACAGCATTGTCTTTCCTTCTACAGAATGAAGTACTTCCGGATGGAACTGAATTGCATACAGTTTCTTTTCTGCGTTTTCTGCTGTTGCTACCGGGCAGTCTGCTGTATGTGCAGAGATTTCAAATCCAGGTGCCGCTTTGGAAATGTAATCTGTATGGCTCATCCAAACGATTGTTTTTTCTGATACGTTTTTGAAAATGCTGGAGTCTTTTTTGTCAACCAGCAGTTCTGTCTTACCATATTCGCTGACATCTGCTTTTTCAACTTTACCGCCAAGGACATGCATCATAAGCTGAGCGCCGTAGCAAAGTCCAAGAACCGGAACACCAAGTTCAAACAGCTCCTTCTGATAAGTCGGTGAATCTGCTTCGTAGCAGCTGTTCGGGCCGCCGGTAAGGATAATTCCCTTAGGATTCATCGCTTTAATCTTCTCAAGATCGGTCTTGTATGAATAGATTTCGCAATATACGTTACATTCTCTGACACGTCTTGCAACCAGCTGATTGTACTGACCGCCAAAATCAATAACAATAACTAACTCTTTTTTCAAGGCTTTCCTCCTGTTTTCCCTATAAATTCGTTACTGTTCACTTCGTGCACAGTAACAGAACTCTCTTTAGAATCTTTTTTCATTATAAATGAGTAGGAGGACTTTTACAACGGCTAATTTCTTTTTATTTTTGTGTCTCTGTATTTTCCAGCTGCTTTTCTGCTTCTTTAATAAAATTTATTTCTTCTTTAGAAATCCCTCACGTTTTCTTCAATTTCTCATCACAGTTTCATCACAGATTCCCTGTATATTAATAAGCAAATAAAGCAAATGCTTTTTTACATATATTTTCTTTTTCATACTCGCCGGGCCTGACAGCCCGGCCCTCCTTCTTTTTATTTACTCATTACCAGAGATAGTTTTTCCCTTCCTGGTACAAAGCTTCCATTGCAAAGCGAACACAAGGAAGTTCCGTCATAGGATCTTCAATCCCAACCGAGAGCCGATATCCCTTTTCCAGAAGACTATTCAGTCTTTCCGTTTCCAGTGCAGTCAATGTAGTCGCTTTTTCTCCCGGAAGCAGCGAAGATATTTTTATTGAGATCCTGCTCTTTTCAACAAGTCTGCCGGACTCATCTTCAATATACACGTACACCGGCCATTCCTTGTACATCGGCGCCACTCCTGAGTTTTCCCATGTCAGCTTCAATCTGCTGCCTTTAGCGGTATTCTTCAGTTCTGCCATTGAAATCCACAGCCGATATCCCATATTTTTCAAAACTTCTTTATATCCATCCACATAGTTTTCATCCGGAATCTTTGGTCCCAGAAAAGTAGTATGTGCTTCCCGGATCATTTCTACAGTCCCGGACAGATTTGTATCCAGCATTTCTTCCATTGAAAGAGAACTCGTGAATTCTCCTCCGGAAGGTGCTGTTTTCCAGAAATCATTCATTGGAACAATTACATTCTTTTCACCTGTCTGATCATATTCACCACCATTATTGATCCAATCAAACCAGCTCTGTGTGGCCTCCGGCTGTCCGGTCATGTCGTTGTACAGTCCAAATCCATATTTTTCTGCTGATGCAAAAGGTCTTCGCATAAGAATCCTTGCATCAGGAAATGCTTCTGTCCATGGAAGAATGTATTTTTCTCTTACTGCTTCCCTTGGGATTCTCTGGATCCCCTCACTGTAGTTCACATGCCATTCTCCCCAGTGGCCAAGGCTTCCAAGTTCAACATAGCTGATCAGACCATCCTGTCCAAAATGCTCCCCAAGTGCTTTGACCGCCTGCTCATGACAGGAAATGATCGTCGGATTATTATAATCCGGTGCAAAACCTTTGCCATACTCTCCGTCATACCATTTGCCGGCCTTTCCACTCTTCTCATACAGCCATTCCGGGATATCCATGTGTGCTTCTTCGCCTGGAATATCACAGACAAATCTGAATACCAGATGCTTTCCCTCTTTTCGCCATCTCGAAATCTGATTTTCTTCGTCAATTGACGCCCAGTTGTAAACGCCTTCTTCCGGTTCCAGCTCCGCC